CAACACCTGCTGCTGAATCTAAACTGGAAGAACCAATTTGCAGGTATGGGCCATCATATATGCATGCACCTGAGGAAAATACGTTGAGGTATGGATCATCAAACAAGTAAGAAGATGTGACGTATGACTCGACGATTGCCCCATTCTTATTTTTGGCAAGTCTTAAAAAGTAAGAAGAAGACACAAGTGAATCAATCTCTGGATCATTTTGGCGATGTCTGCCGAAAGATGCATACCATAAATCTCCATCAAAGATGTCTGCGCCTGTGGTATATAACTCTAGATAATCTGCAGAATCTGAGTTTGCGTTCGCATAAAGTGTTATTCTTGGGTTAACGCCATTGCTTCCTGTGACAGCAACAAGGTTCATAATTGTGGTTCCTAGACTGCCAATAGCAGAACCGGTGATCTTCATTCTAGCAAGACTCTGTGATGGTTCATATGCCACGGTCTTTAAGAATCTAAATGAACCCTCTACAGTAAACGATCCTGATGTTAGAATACGGTTATTCGTTGTAGATGGGCCTGCTGTTGGCAACCCTACCTCTACTCGATCTGTAGGAGTCACTAAAGCTTCTGTAGTGATAACGCCACCAGACACGAAGTTCAACATTGTGGTTGACTCGAAGCGCTTCTCTCGTGCGAACTCCATGGAGTTTTTTGTGGGCCCACCATATTCTCTAATGCGGAAAGTATTGTCAGGGTTAATGCCAACCGAACGCATATACGCCTTGATTGAATGTATGGTTCCCTTGGACTTTATGACATCTCGCATGTTAATCAATATGCGCTTCCATATCTCATTCTGAATCTGTTGGATGCCTAGTACGTTCTTGGAGATTTGATCATCAAGGTTTTGTCCCTCAAGGAACTGCTCTATAGAAGAGCCAACGAACAATGGAGGAAGCTCAATGCCTTCGATCCTAGAGTATACAGACAAGAAGTCTGCTGGGATTGTGTCTACACTGCTGTAGTCTAAGTGTTTCAGTGAAGAAAAGGCCTGAATATAGAGTTTCATCTCATCAAAGAACTTAGCCCACGTGTACATCAAAGACAACAGGGCAGGAGTTCCGCCAAGTTCATTCTCACCAGGTTTGTCTCCATTGGTGTTGGCTTCAATGATATCACCTTCAGGTTGATCGAAACCGCTGAATGCCTGAGCTTCCTCAAGATAATGCGAAGGAATCAGTTTTGTAATCAGGTTTGGGTTCTCAGAGTCATACGCAGAGGCACTTACCAGCAAATCAGCTCTTAGATCAACGTTTGCCTCCACATTAGGGAACAGCACGGGCGATAGGCTTAAGGACTCCAGAGTCATTGGCGAGGCGCCCACAAGGGAACTTGTTAGTGCATCTCTTGTTCCTAGAGCTATTCCTCTTGTGCTGAACTTACCATGCAGTGAGTTGCCAGAATAATCTAATACGATGTTTGTGTTGCTTCCTGAGGGCTCATTTAACTTATAATAGAGCTTAAGATCATCATCAGGCCATGCATTCTTGTTGCGGTGCTCTTTCAACTCGCTTACGGTTCTTACATCATGCCAGATGCGAATCTCATCCAATGCACCAGAGAAAGTTGTGGAAGGTGTGAATGAGCCAAGCACACTGCCGCTCCCAATGTAAAGATCATTGCCGGCTGTAGCAAGCTCGCCTGCCTCAAAAGGCAAGGAACTAGACGTTTCGACAGCTGCATTAAGGAAACCAGTGATAGAATCCACACCAGGAGTTCTGTCCCATGTCCAGGCAACATGGTTCCATTCGTCCAGAACTACAGGCAACGTAACCTTGTCTTCTAGTGTGCCTAGAGCTGCAGCAACAACCATGGAGACTGAAGCTGTAGTGGCATGTTCTCCTACTTCAACAACAACGCCATAACCCTGAGTGCCTCCAACATTAGTTTTGTGCAATATTGTCTGATTCAGGGGGCCTAAAGACTGACTTGGTACATAAACGTGCATCTCTATTGTCATTGAAGATAAGGCAGGATCTAGAATGGCTGAACCACTCGTCTGTGTGGAGACAGTAGGAAACTGTGCGCCCACATAATCCTTTACAGTTATGAAGCTTCCACCTGTTTCGCCTTGCAATGTACCCGACAAGAATAAATACCCACGTTGATGAGGCATTTCGTCGTAGACATACTTTTCAAAGCCTGTTAATTTGTCGAAGAACAGTTCTACTTCTTTTCTTTTGCCATCAAACGGGAAGGAGTTGACGATCTTGTCGAAGGCCACATTGGTCTTCACTTGTGCACTGTTGAAGAAGGTATGGTTCTCGAACGCAGACCAGTCTATGTTAAGTTGCTGCGTGGATCTTAGTCCAACTTCATTTGCATTGTACTTGAAAGATGAAGTTAGGCCCATAGCCGTGTCTTCATACTCACTTCCGTTTGTCTTCTTAAAGACAGATTGAGCATTGGAGCCATTTTTTATATGTTTGATGACCGAAGAAGAAAACAATGGCGGCTTATTCTTGGACAACCTGTCTAAATTATTAACCATTAAACGACCACCTTAAACACGAAGCCTTTGTTCTGAATATGTAGATCTTTACCAACATCATTGGTAATCAAGAACTCCAATTCATAAACCTCATTAACATCTAGGTCTTGCATGAAAAGATCAAAATACATGCCTTCTCTGTCAGTTGACATTTTTGTGGCCTCAGAGAATGGTATCACAACCGTGTCCTCGTAAGCCTTGACCAGGCGCCAGCGCATGTCGGTTAATATAACGGCTGGTGGCCCCTTGGAAAACTTACCGGCTGTGGAGGGATTACTGCGGTCCTGCACGAATACCTTAATCCTTGCCTCATCATTCTCTGTGTATGAGTTCTTAAGTCCGAACGCACTAACGACATAATTCTTGGACTCAGCATTGTCATAACCACCTTGTGGTTTTAAAAAGGTGAAGCCTGACTTTGCAAATGTAGTATTGCCATCCAGGCTCTTCCATGTGCCATCAATCCAAATCTCACCAGAAGTACCAACAAAATCACTCAAACCTACGTCAGAGGTAGTGTCAAGATTGAACTCGACCTTGTATATTCCTGTGGTACTGTCATACTGCGACCCAGTAAATGATGCTGAGTAATATGCAACACTCGTTGATGCATGAGTGATACTAGCACTGAAGTTATTCTGAAAACTAGAAGTTGTGAATGCCACGCTCTTGCTAGCAACTAATTCAAACAGCAATGAGTTTGATCCTGTTACGTCCGTTGAAGAGGATACGAAGTTAACCCTATTGCCGTTGACATGGTTGTACACGAAGAAACTCTGGCTTACGTTAAGCTTTGGTCTTCCTGTGGTGTCTAAGATACGATCCGTTAATTCTACATGTAGCTTTGGGTGCAATGCTTTGTTAAAGGCATGTCGTGTTCCGAAGCGTTTAACAAATCTTGTTGTAACGTCGATCTCTTGGGCTTCAATGAATGAAATCCTAAAGCCATGGTTATCCAGAATGCCAGCAACAGATGCAGACACTAGAGATGTGACGTCAAAGCTAGCATCCTCGTCGCCACGAGCAAACGCCACGACAGTTCCTAAGTTCTGTAAGCCAGAGCCTATATCGCCTGATACCACAACGTCAACGTCTGCACCAAGTGTTCCAATATCAGATGCGCCTGACATACTCCAAGTCACAGCAGTGGATGCACTCATGTAGTTGGCCGTGTCTATGTCTCTGTAAGACACAACATCAAAGCCTCTGCCCTCTTCGAACGACTTAGACAAAGGAAAGGCCACGAGAGAGAAGTTAGAAGGTACCGTCTGGCCTCCATACACGTCCTTTAAGACGAGGGAAGCAGTAAAGGCAGGGCTTGCTACATCTAAATTAGTGATGGCGCTGTAATCGAATTTAATTAATACTCTGGAGAGCTCTATAACACCGGTCACACCGGTCACTACAGTCTCGTCATACAGTTTGTACATGTCAAGCGTACCAGCCTGTCCAACGTTCGAGGTGAACGAACGAGAGCCAGCGATATATTTGTCGGTGATGTATGTGTCAGCCGAGGCACTTAGTAAACGATAAGTCATTATATTGCCGTGCCTCTGATATCAAACGGAGCAAATCTTAACTCAAAAATGCCGCCTGCAGGAGCAAAGATGATGTTTCGGTCTGTATTGGCCAGTAAATTGTAGGTTACGTTAGAATACTCACGAGCATCAGCACCCACGTTTGCGTTAGCGCCGACTGAAGTGTTGCCGTTAATGTTTTTCAATACTAAATTAGACACAGTAAGAACGCCCTCGTTGTTGAAGATGATATTCTTAACATCATCCACAAAGATCGGCTGGTCTATTTCGAAGTTCTTCAGAGCAAAGTATGACGTTAATCTTTTGATGATGTTCTGCTTAACCAGCTGTCTGTTACTTGAGGGATCAACTGCAATTGCAAAATCTACTGTAAAGTTAATAACCTGTGCGTCCAAGATGTCTATAGCATCAGAGGTTAGTCTAAACTCGTTAAGATATGTCTCAAGGTTTTCCTTAAGGCTGTCTGGTGACAAAATAAGGTTATTGTTTGAGTTGCGAGAAATGACATAGACGTTCGTAGCCAAAGGATTGGTTGGGTTCGGGCGAGCGCTTGCCCTGAACACACGACCTAGATTCGAAGGCATTGTGTAGATTCTGGCCAAAAGGTCTTGCTTTGAAACGATTCGGTCCTGAGCAAACTTGGTAGCAGGCACACGAGCCTGTAGTTCTTCCTTCGTTGGAGGATCTTCGCCGCCTGCTGCATAACTGTAATTGATAGAATCTGCGGATGATCTTACAAATTGGGCGGCACTGGGAGATGGATCATTAGGGAAGGTCATTAGCAACGTAGAGAAGCCACGGATTTCTTCAGGAGACACATTGTTGGATAGACCGCCACCATAACGGTACTCAACTGTGACAGTTGAGTTAGGAGCAGCTACACCAAGTGTGGTGCTCTGCAAAAGGTTACCTGGGTTTAACGTAAATCTCGAGAAATTGCGCTTACCATACAAGGGAATAGCGAACTCAGAAGGGTCTGGTACGATATCATCATCTAGGGATTCAGCACTGCCGCCACCAAATGTTAAAGTAGTAAGCCTCGACTTAAGGCTAGTCTGTGAAATGAACCGATAAGGCGCCGGCTTGATGAACAAATTGTCCTTAACAAGCTTAGCATCCTCATTCCTGTTAATAAGAGCCTCGAACACTGTATCCTGCGTAAGGTGTTTAACCTCGAAGTAATCATTACCAAGACTATCAGTTACCTTAGTGATTTCAGTTACGTTTTCTTTTGCAAGCGTGAACTCTTTGAAAGCAACGAAATTGGCGATAGAGAAAGAATCAGAGGCTGTGTAACCTGAAATGCATATGCCCACTCTGGACATGATGAAAGTTGTAGGATTGCCATTAACGTCTGTTGTGCCTATCTTAGAAGTAGCAATCAAAGCTCCTGTCTCATCTGTCTCAGAGAAATCAAGATCTTCTGTAAGCTCGAAGAATACTCCATTTGACGCAGGGCATACTGTGCCTGCTAGAATGATTGGAATGGATGTTGTGGATGCCACAGCTGGTGTTCCGGCTGCTGGAACTTCTATTAGGAATGTTTGACCAACAACTGCAGGTGATGCACCAACAATATCAACTCCACCTGTACGGAGATGCATTTCAATATTCTTGTCTTCTGTGGCTGTCTCTGGGTTGAGCTCATGGAACTGGTGGTCAAGATAGAAAGACTGTACGTCTCCTACATAAGCAGCCATTTCCATAAACATACCAGCAACACCAGGCTCAGATGAGTCTTTGTTTGCGTTATTGTAGTGAGTCTTGTTGTATTCAAACAAGTCTGCTTTGAAGCCATCGAAATCTTTGTTAAGGTACTTGCGTTGCTTGAGTGCTTTTAGTATTTCTTTCTTTGAGTCTTTAGCCATCGCTATTCCTTACATCAGAACCATAAATACATCAATCTGGTCTTTTTGTACTCGCAGCTTTGGTATTGAGTAGATGATGCTTATGCTTATTCTGGCTAAACCAGTCTGTTGATTGTCCCTTTCTACAGCGGACTTGAACTCTAGTGGGACAATGAAAGGCATGAACGCCTTTATGGCCGTGTTTATGTTTATCATTGCGTCGGCGTCAAAATTGTCTTTGTTGGCATATTCTGAACAAAGAGGCCTGAGGTTGGCTCCGAACTTGTATTGTGCCAGACGTTCGCCATGGTTAGTTAATACCAGGTTTTTGAGGTTATCACGCACTTGGTCTTGCACTGAGGTGTGCATTACAAACAGGTCACCAGTACCATGGGCTAACTCAATTGGTGTCTTGATACCAAATGGAACTTGTGTTACACCTGTGTTGACAGGGTTGTTTTGCTGCTCATCTTTGCGAACACCAACGTTCTTAAAACTCAAAGTCATAAAAGTAAATAGAAACTGTCGAAAAACTATAGATTAGTTTCAGACATTTTTCTTTTAATGTCCAGCGCTGTTTGCATCAACCAACTCTCCACCAACTGGAATTGGTATTATCTGCGAGCAATATAACGGACTCATGATCTGAAGTCAGCTTGATTACCTCTAAACCATCAATTAAATTGGAGCCAGCAGGAGAAACTTCAACAGTTGAACCAGATGCAAGTGTCGTCAGTTTGACACCTATTCTTTTATTGCCTGCGTTTGATCCCAACGCAGGCAAACTGCAGGTTACTCCGGCACCTGCTGTTACCAAGTCAAATAAAACAAACTCATTGTAGCTGGCACTATAGTCTGCTGTCTTTATAGTTGTGGATAACAATTTGTCTTCTAATAGCTCCGGAGACACACCTATGGTAATGAAATTATCAGACTTCGTGACGACAATATTGTCTCCGGCTTTTAGACGTTTAAACTCAATTACATTGCCAGTATTGTTTTTAACAACTCCGGCCGTCTTAGCTTCATTAGTCCCGACGTTATTGAAAAAGCGTGCCATAAGTCTTAATTATCGATTTGGATTAGGTTCATTGAAGGTTTTAAGTGAATGCTGGTCATCTG